ATTCTGAGTTCAAGGCATGGCTAAAACAATTCGACAGCAAGCTCCGAGCCCGATGGAACCCTCAGCGTCAGCGGTGGGTGATTGACGAACAAAATCGCAGCCACGGACACTGGCAGTGTATTTTGGTTTGGGAAGATGAGGACGGTGGATTTTTGGATATAGGGAGAGATCTTTGTCTTCGGTTGGAATTAATGCGCGGCAAATACCAACGCATGATCGTCAGCCCGGATGAGTATTTTGACGAGTTAGAGTCTAGGGCAGATTTTTTAAAACGTGAGAGTTTAGCGCATTTGAGCATGGAGAATAGGGGGATTTTGAAAGAAGAGTGGGGTTTTAAACATTCTCCGATAAAGAAAGAAGTCTTGGAATTTATCGACGCCCACACAGTCGATTAAGTTTTTTAAAGCACCCTTTTAAACACCTATAAATCACAAGGAAAAACACCATGAATCAGAAAATTGGTTTTAACCATTTAATCCCAACGATTGTTCAAATTTGGAACCCAACAGATCAGAAGATCGAGTTCGGATACGACGCAAAGACAATCATTTTAGAGCCGAATGAGATGTTAGATGTAACAGAGCAGGCGGCAAAAGACGTCCACACAGACAATAAGCATAAGGGTCTTGTGGTTATCAGGCGCGGGGACAGTCCGGAGCAGAAAAAGAAGGAATCCAAGCTCGCAATTTATGAGTGCCTTTTTAAACAGCTCAAGCTCTGGAACTCCTACAAGGACGAGCAGAGGAACGACGGCAAAACTTTGATTGGTGAGTTTTCAAGGATTACTCAAATTAAACGGGAAATGTCCGATATCGAGGACGCGTTAGAACTAGAGAAGCGCTTAGACACTGAATTTTACAAAAAATATGAGCGAGAGAAGGAGGCCTCTGCCTCCTTGGCAGCGCCTAAGCGTGGGCGGAAACCATTAAATGTCAACACTGGCACAACTACGGCTGCGGGTTAGATACAATCTAGGAGAGCCTAGCGGGGAGCAACGGTTTTACAACGTTTCCATTAACGCGAATCTCAACGAATCCTATCGCTACTATCTCGCCCAATTGATCGATAACGGCGAGAGCAATTTTACGACGACCGTCTCGATCGATTTTGTCGCCAATCAAGCCGAGTACGCCCTTCCTTCCGACTGGGTAAAGACCAGAATGGTCGAGCGTGTGACGACGTTCGGAACCGTTCCTTTAGAGCGTTTCGAGCGCTACGAAACAACCAACATTACCATTGGCGGGAACGCCGGGGATTGGTTCCTGCCTTCTTACCGGTTTCGAGGACAAAACCTTGTTTTCGAGCCGAAACCAACCTTTTCACAAGTTGGTGCTGTCATCCACGAATACTACGCAGAGCCGGCGAACCTAGTCGCAGACGGAGATTCTCCATCTACTGGTTTTATCGAAACCTGGCAAGACATGATGGTCATAAGAGCGACACTCTCCGAGCTTGAGAATAAAGACGCGGTGGGCGGAGTTTCCGACATCAACTCTTTCCGGTTGAGGCTTCAAAACATGGAAGAGGCCTTTAGGAAGTTGATGACTGGGCGTTCTCAGGCCAGAGATAAGGTAGAGCGCTACGGTTACGATTATTACGACAATTACAACGTCTATTAAGGAGTCATTTTATGGGAGCTTTTGAGAAAAAAGGAACGGCAAGGGCTTCTGCTGTTCTTCCGGCGGCAGGAGCTTATGACACTTCTCCGACTGCAATCTGCATGAACACCACGCGAGAAGTCGCCTTCTTAATTTCATACACTCGGGGCGGGGTTGCAGGGGCTGTCACGTATAAGATCGAGATGAGTAACGACGGAACGAATTGGTATCAATGCGCGGACGTGATGGAAGCGGCGGTTGTTGCCGGTTCGGATAGTCTGAACCTCCAGCAGAGATCTGCGTTTTCTTACACCGCGACCGGAGGGAGTGCTGAGAAGTTCATGTCTCAAAGCTATGTGGTTTCGGCTACATTCGTGAGGATTGTATTTAAAGAGAGTGGAAACGTCGGGGCCCCTGGCACGGTCTTCTGTGAATATCACTTGAAAGGAGACATTTAATGTCGATCACTCAGGCGATTAGTGGGATTGGTGATTCTGGGGGAGGTGGCGGCGGGAGCGGGGCTTCAGGCTCAGGATCAGCAAACCAGGTGACCTACTGGACAGGGCCGAGCAGTGTGTCTGGAAACACACATTTTTTATTCGATCCTTCCACTTCTGGTTTTGCCGTCGGGGCGGATGCAATTTTAGGGGTGGCTGCGTCTGTATCCAGGCAAACCGATTTTTCTTCGACCATTACGGACGCTGCAACTGACTCGATATTTGGGAATTACACTAAATATACCTACACCCCTACCGCCGACGTGAGCAACACGGTTGTTGCGGGGTTTGAGTATGTTTTTAGTATTCCAAGTTCAAATACTAAAAATATCACATCGTTTGGTACATCTTGTTTGGAAGCATTTTGGTATAATGAGGGTTCTGGCAACGTTCAAAATGGATTTGCATTATTTGCGGCTGCAGAACACCGTGGAACTGGGGCTGTCACATCCGAGTTAGGCGCAATCTATTTTAATTCTCAATGTAATAGTTTGGGCGGAATAACAGGGACAGCATTTAAAGATGGAAATTTCGGATGCGCCGGACAATCTGGTGCGGCGGCTGGTAACATCAAACGAGATTATACATTTTATGCGGAATCTCCGTCGCATACAGGGACGATGGATCAACATCGGGGCCTGTACATGGAAGACCAGGAATTCGGGACAGAGTCCTGGGCAATCCAAACGACAGGAGGAAAGGTTGAGTTTGGGGCCCCTTCTGGGAAAAATTCTTTGATCTACATGCAGGATAGTGATGTTGCTCATGGGATCACTAGTTTGGTCCCGACAGATATTTATGGTGCAATCACTTCAATCTCTGCAACAGCCGGTGGGCTTGGAGTTTTAGGAATTTCAGATACAGACGCAATAGGGTTAAGCGGTTTTGGATATATTGGGACAACTTCCCCATCAAATACAACTGCATCAATCCAATTTAAGGGTGGCAAAAAAAATGGCGCTAATTTGCAGGATTTAGGCACGGGTGATGTTTTATTTTCGCTTATCAATAATTCTGCGACATCCTCACCAAACCTTTGGGTTTTAGGTGGTGGATCGATAGGAGTTAGGACCCAATTCCCAAGCGCTCGACTTGATATTTCATCCGCCACTTCGGACTCATCTGCTTCCAGTTTTCGAGTTACTGATTCCGGGGATGGAACTGCAATTACTGTCATCAGAAACGACAAACGTATTGGTATTGGGACTTCCACTTTAAATTCCACCGCAGAAATTGCCTCTAAGGTCGCCTCTTCTGGCGTCACAAAACTCACGACATTCACTAGCGCCGCTCATACCGGGATAACAGCATCAACCGAGGCTAACTGGTTTGATGTTAATTTAGGGCAGACCCACACGTGGGCGACTGGAAACGTCACCACTCAACGAGGGTGTGTCATTAGGTCGGAAACTATTGCAGCAGCTGGGGCGTCTACGTTCACCAATGCCGCGACGTTTGCCATTACTGGAGCGCCGTCTGCCGGGTCAAATGTGACGATCACTAACCCCTATTCAGTTTGGGTTCAGGGGGGAACATCCAGGTTTGATGGCATGATCGATTTAAGTGGGGTTGGGTCTACTGGCGCAATTTTAAAAGCGACTGCAACCTCTGATACTCCCGCCGTTAGTTTCAGCGCCATTGGGACGTTTATCCCTACCACTGCCCCGGCTGGTTACCTAGAAATCAATATTGCTGGCAATGCACGATTTATACCATTTTGGGCTTAAAGGAGCTTTTATGTACAGACTTTATAACATCCTAGGAAGCGCAGGTATTGATTCCGTTTCTGTTTCCCCCAACCCGAGCTCTTCGGAGGGGAAGGAGTATTTGTTCGAGTACCACTGTACAAAACCCATTTCTACCGCCCAGAAGGATGAGGCGAAGGGGGTACTAGACACGCTGATTGCCTCACTTGAGGTGAGCGATCCGGAAGGGATTTTAACCGAGGTACAATCTGAAAGAGACAGTATCACGGACTAATGGGAATTCCTCTTACCACACCTGAATTTTACGACCTGAGCGGCGGGATGAACGATAAAGACGCCGACACTTCGCTTACTGACAGCGAATGGTCTTTTTTGCGAAACGCCGAGTTTAACCGTGATGGGAGTATTTCGACTCGGCTCGGATGTTTGCGCCAAAACTCGTCTCAAATTAATAGTGGGGCGCAATTTCTTTTAGATTTTTACTATCAGTTAGATGACGGGAGTTCCGACAGGTTGGTGGTGGTAGGGGATTCACTCTATCGCTGGAACAATGCTTCGCCGGTTTTAATTCAAAGTGGGTTTAGTACATCGAATTATTGGAGCGCGGCACAACTCTCAAACCGTGTGATTTTAGGGAATGGAATCGATGGAAACTTTAAATGGAACGGGACCAACTTATATGCACTTTCGATCGTGGCTCCGGTGGATATTGGCCTGGCTGCGGCAGTTAGTGCCGGTGGGGCGTTAACAGCAGGGACTTATCAATATCGATACACGTATCGGAATTCGACGACCCTTGACGAATCGAACCCGGTCAACGCAACGGCTACTGCGACCACAGCGGGGGCGAACCTCACCGTAACTCTGACAAATTTTGCGGTTTCTGCAGACCCTCAGGTCGATCAGATTGTGATTTATCGCACCACGAACGGTGGGGTGACCTTTTTTGAAATTGCCACCAAGGCAAACACAAACATCGCTTTTGTAGATGCCGGAATTGCGGACGGGGTATTTGAGCTTCAAGAAGACAACGACGTCGCCCCGACGAGTGGGATTCTAGCTTCATTTCTCGGGAGGCTGTATCTCGCTGTAAACGACACCCTCTATTTCTCGAAGCCTCTCATTCCAGGGGCGGTCCCCACTGATAATTTGTTTAAGATTGGTCGGGATGGCCAGCCTATTACCTGCCTACTCCCGATCGGGAATAACGCCCTGCTGATCGGGAAGAGTCGATCAATCTGGATTTTAACCGATGATCCGCAGGTGGGGGGGCTCCCACAAAACTTTAACAACCTGCACGGGGTGCTAAATAATAGATCTGCAAACGTTCTGGACGATAACGTTATGTTTATCGACCAGTCTTACCGACCACACACGCTAAACCCGACGGACCTTGCGAACGCTGAGCGCCGTGTCACCTATATTGGTCGAAGGTTGGCAAATACCTTCGCGGCAGTGAATTCTGCGGCCATTCGGCATATTAAATCTCAAACGGTCACCATTGAGGACCGAAAACAATGGCA